CTATTCCACACAGTCAATACCCCAATATTCCCATACCCCCCTATACCCCTTTTATCCAGCAATATCAATGACTTATCCGCATATACCCCCCCCCTATATATATAAAAATGGTCCTTCTTATAGCCAAACTTGCATGTCAAACCGGTAATTTAATTACAATAGTTACCGGAAACGCACCCATTTACACCCCAATACGGGCATATCTTCAGCCAGCGCCAGCACTAAGTGTCTGATTATAATGGCATATTTAAGCCTGAATATTTGTTTGAAATACGCAACAATATTACGCCCAATTGCTTGCTTTTCCCCTCAGGATGTGATACAAACCCCTTGTTGTTTGTTTGGTTATTTGTTTATATCACGGTGTGGCCGTTCGCAAAGAACCCATCTTCGACATACATAAACAAAACCCCCTACATGTGACCGCTTTCTTCGACATGTGACCGCTTAATTCGCCATGCGACCCTGTCGCTCCTTTCGACTGGAACATATGAAGCCCTGATCGTCGGCTGGTACTATGTTTGATTGTCCCCTTCCCTCTGGTGTTGTTTATAGGTAGTGGTGCCTATCAGGCATTGGGAATTAGGCGAGCTTTAACAGGAAGAAAGTATCCCCTTTGGGGATTTATTAGCTTTAACGGGACTTTAAAAGGAAGAAAGAGCTTTTAAAGGAAGAAGCCCGTCCCTTTCAAACCATCGTTCACTGGGCACCTCTTAAACAATATATATAGGGGCGGTATAATTTACTTGACAGCAATGTCAATATGCTGTATATGGTAATCTCTGCTTATTGCGGCAGCCCCTTAGGGGGATAAAATAATTAGGAAGTTATGCAGGATAGCCTTGGGCTTTTTGGCGTCGAACCAGAAGAATTACTGGCCAAAATCTCACTCATGCCGGAGCATGAACGCAAGGCTATCTTAGCCCTCCTTACCGCTTATTCCAGCGCTATGGAAACAGAGGCCTGCAAAACCGACTTCCTTTCTTTTGTTCGTAAGATGTGGCCTGCTTTTATTTCCGGTCGGCATCATGCCATAATGGCAAAGGCTTTCGAACGGGTAGCGTCCGGAGAGTTGAAGCGGCTGATCATAAACATGCCGCCTAGACATACCAAGTCTGAATTCGCTTCTTATTTGTTGCCCGCTTGGGTGCTTGGCCTCAATCCATCCAAGAAGATTATTCAGGCTGCCCATACAGCCGAACTTTCCGTGGGTTTTGGACGCAAGGTCAGGAACCTTGTAGACTCCGATGCATATAAGGAGGTCTTCCCAAATACCAAATTGGCCGCAGATAATAAAGCGGCAGGTAGATGGAACACCAATAGTACGGGTGAGTACTTCGCTATCGGGGTAGGGGGTGCTGTTACAGGCAAGGGTGCTGATCTTCTTATTATAGATGACTGCCATTCCGAACAGGAAGCGGCCATTGCTGCTGTTGACCCTTCAGTCTTCGACCGTACATATGAATGGTACACCTCTGGCCCTCGGCAGCGACTGCAGCCCGGAGGGGCCATCGTTCTGGTTATGACCAGATGGTCTAAAAAAGACTTGACTGGAAGAATTCTCGATGCCTCCGATAAGAGGGACGGGATGGACAAGTGGGAGGTTATTGAATTTCCTGCCATCATGCCCTCCGGTAAACCCCTGTGGCCGGAATATTGGTCTCTCGATCTGCTGGAGAGCCTGAAGGCAGAACTACCCCTTGCGAAGTGGCAGGCCCAGTATCAGCAGTCTCCGACCTCAGAAGAGGGCGCTCTCATTAAAAGGGAGTGGTGGAGACCATGGGAGAAGAAGGACCCACCCAAGGTGGAGTACCTTATCATGAGTGTGGATACCGCCTTCCTAAAGACCGAGCGGGCCGATTACTCGGCTTGCACTGTCTGGGGAGTATTCTACAACGATGATAACAAGTCCGGCAAGACAATGCCGAATGTTATTCTACTGGATGCTTGGCAGGAACGACTGGAATTTCCGGCCCTGAAGAAGAGGGTCTATGAAGAATATAAGAGATGGAATCCAGAGAGCTTTCTTGTTGAAGGTAAAGCGGCTGGGATGCCTCTTATTTTCGAGCTTCGACAGCTTGGTATCCCGGTTGAGGAATATACCCCCTCCAAAGGAAACGACAAGATATCAAGAGTCAACGCAGTCGCATCTCTGTTCTCTTCCGGTATGGTATGGGCACCTAGTACTAGATGGGCTGAGGAAGTCGTCGAGCAATGCGCGGAGTTTCCGTCTGGGGAACATGACGATCTCGTGGACACGGTCAGCCAAGCGCTCCTGAGATACAGACGGGGAGGATTCATTAGGTCCCCTGATGACTACATCGAGGAAACAAATATCCCGAAACGGGCAGAATTCTACTAGAGGTTAGATGATAAATCCTTCTCTCGATCAGGAAGAAACAACTCTGTTAGTCGAGAACCCGGAGGCCATTGTCATGGCTATGCCGGGTATCGAGATCGAGATCGATCTTGATGAAGACGAGCCCATGATGGAAGAGGCTCCCTCGATTGGGCATGGGGAGAATCTAGCCGAACATGTCGATAAGAAGATTTTGGATAGTTTGGGAAGCGAGCTTATCGATGACTTCGAATCCGATAAGAAGACCCGCTCGGACTGGGAAGAGACCTATGTAAAGGGCCTTGAGCTTCTTGGATTGAAGATCGAGGACCGTACTACTCCGTGGCCGGGGGCTTGCGGAGTCTATCATCCGATCCTCGCAGAAGCAGTTATCCGGTTTCAATCTCAGACTATCATGGAATGTTTTCCATCCGGGGGTCCGGTTAGGACTAAGATTGTCGGGAAAAGCAGCGAGGAACGGGACGCGCAGGCAATTCGTGTAGAGGAAGAACTCAACTATCAACTTACCGAGAAGATGACCGACTACCGCTCGGAGATGGAGCAGATGCTGTTCCAACTTCCTCTGGCGGGATCGGCCTTCAAGAAGGTCTATTATGATTCGAGTCTTGGGCGTGCTGTATCGGCGTTCGTTCCTGCGGAAGATTTCATTGTCCAGTATGGTGCGACCGATCTTGGAAGCTGTCCGCGTGTTACGCAGATCATGCGTATGTATCCTAATGACATTCGAAAGCTTCAGGCTTCGGGCTTCTATCTCGATATCGACCTACCCACGCCGTCTCCTGAATACTCTAATATCCAAAGTAAGAAAGATAGTCTAACAGGCACTTCGAAGCCCTCAATCGAATACGACGATAGACATCAAATTCTTGAAATGCATGTCGATTACGATCTTGAGGGCTTCGAAGATGTCGATGCAGAAGGAGAGCCCACCGGCATTGGCCTCCCCTATATCATTACAATCGAAAAGACCTCTCAAAAGGTTCTTTCGATTCGCCGCAACTGGGACGAAAACAACGAGCGGTGCGAGCGTAACAGCTACTTCGTTCATTACAAGTATCTGCCGGGTTTGGGCTTCTATGGGTCTGGTCTTATCCACCTGATCGGTGGTATTGCCAAGTCCTCGACTTCGATCCTTCGCCAGTTGGTCGATGCAGGTACCCTTTCCAATCTTCCGGGCGGTCTTAAGTCCAGAGGCCTGAGGATCAAGGGGGACGATACCCCGATCATGCCGGGTGAGTTCAGGGATGTCGATATCCCCGGCGGCAGTATCAGAGATAACATCACGTTCCTTCCCTATAAGGAACCCAGTCAAACACTGTTAGCATTGCTGGGCTCCCTTATCGAGGAAGGACGCCGCTTTGCTTCTATTGGAGACCTGCAGATTGGGCAGGCCAATCAGAACGCTCCTGTGGGGACTACCCTTGCCCTGATGGAACGGGCGATGAAGGTCATGTCCTCGATTCAGGCTAGGATTCATGCCTCCCTGAGGAAAGAATTCCAGATGGTTGCTAATATCATCTCGGAATACATGCCCGATTCGTATGATTACGAGGTCGGGGAAGGCTTTTCCCGCAAGGAAGATTTTGACGGTCGGATCGATATTATTCCGGTTTCGGACCCTAATTCGTCCACTATGGCGCAGAGGGTAGTTGCTTATCAGGCGGCTATCCAGCTTGCAGCCTCGGCTCCCAATCTCTATGACATGCCCGTCCTTCACAGGAAGATGCTGGGAGCCATGGGTATCGGGGACCTAGACCAGATTATTCCGGACAAGGAGGACATCAAGGCCTTCGATCCGGTCGCAGAGAACATGATGATCCTGACCAACAAACCGATTAAGGCATATGCCTATCAGGACCATGAGGCACATATTGCTACTCATATGGCTGCCATGCAGGACCCGAAGATTGCCGCTCTAGTTGGTCAGTCTCCCATGGCCCAGACAATCTCGGCTGCAGCGATGGCTCATATCTCCGAGCATATTGCCTTTCAGTACAAACGGGAAATTGAGAAGCAGCTTGGCTTCGAGCTTCCTGCCGATGATACCGAGCTTCCGGAAGACATGGAAGTTAGTCTCTCGCAACTCGTCTCTCAGGCTGCCGGTCAGCTTCTCCAGAAGGATCAGGCCGAAGCCCAGATGCAGAAGGCCGCCGAACAGGCGCAAGACCCAGTTATTCAAATGCAGCAACAGGATCTGCAGATCAGGGCTGCTGAAATCCAGCGCAAGTCCGCCAAGGACAAGAGCGATATTGAACTTACTAAGCTCAGGGAAATCCTTTCTCTCAAGAAGGAAGAGATGCGTCTTGCTGCCCAGAAGGAGATTGCTGGAGCCCAGCTTGGGGCTAAGGTATCTGGAATACAGGCGCAGTTGAAGTCCAAGGACCAGATCGAAGGTACCAAGATTGGTATTGACATGGCGAAAGCATTGAGAGGTACAGGTGGATGAACTCGATGCCTTGCGGGATATGATTCGCAAGGAGCTAAACGAGTTAGCTGATATCACCGCCACTGGCGGGTGCGCTTCTTGGGAAAATTACCAGAGGCTCGTTGGCAGGGTTGAAGGCCTTGCTAGCGCCGAAAGATTCATCCTCGACCTTAAGCAACGGGTCGAAGAAGACTAACTCCCTAGGGAGCCAACTGCCGGATTGTCCGGTAGCAAACGGGTTATACCCGCAGAGGAACAAATGTACGATACAGATAATATTGCTAAAATCTCTAAAGGCAAACTGCCGGAACCGGTGGGTTGGAA